AGACATAATGCAGTTAGATATTTCTATGAAATAAAGGATTATATTAAGAGAAATAAGGCAGCATGTGCAGGATGCGATGTTTTAGTAGCATTTTCTGGTGAAGTTAGATTCGATGATATGGCCGCTGATGAACCTTCACTTACAGAAGCAAATTTAAATAAAGATCATCAAGGAAAATATATTGTTGGTGATAAGAAGTTTAGACAAGCTTTTAGAAGCGATGAGTTCAACATTATGGTTGTTGCAAACAAATATCAAACTGGTTATGATGAGCCTTATCTTCATTCAATGTATGTTGATAAAAAGTTAAAATCTGTTAATGCAGTTCAAACTTTATCTAGATTGAATAGAACATGTGCTGGTAAGACTGATACATTTGTACTAGATTTTAGTAATAAATCAGAAGATATAAAGAGTGCTTTCCAACCATTCTATGAAGAAACAACCCTTGAAGGTGATACAAACATCAATAGAGTTTATGATTTTAGAAGTCAAGTAGCTTCATATAGTTTATTTACAACTCAAGAAGTAGATTTATTTATGAAAATTATGACTGAAAATGGTACAAATTCTAGAAAACAAGATGCTCTAACTTTAGGTAAATTAACAGCAATTATCAAAGTTGTTGTTGATAGATATGTTGATATCGAAAGTCTTGATGATAGATTAAATGCTCGTGATTCAATCATGAAGTTTGTTAGAACATATGGATTTGTTACTCAATTAGTAAGATTAAATGACGTTGATTTATATAAGGACTATATGTTCTGTTCATATTTACTTCATGCTCTACCTAAGAATCAAGTCGAGAAAATTGATATCACTGATAAGATTAGATTAGAGTATGCACAATTAAAGGAAACATTCCACGGTGAAATTGAGCTTGAAAAGACTGCAGGTGTATTTAAACCAGCAGAACCTGTAAAAGCAAAATTTAAACCAAAGAAAATTGATACACTTGAACGAATCATCATGAAATTAAACGATCAATATGAAGGTGAGTTTGATCCAGGTGATAAGGTCGCAGTTGACAGTGTATTTAATATGCTTATGGAAGATAGCGTAGTAAAAGGTAGATTAAAAGAGTATGCAAAGACTAATGATGCTAATATGTTTATTAACTCTATCTTCCCTACAGAATTCCAAAGAGTATTAGTAGAATGCTTTATGCAAAATAATAATGCCTATGAAAAGCTATTAGGCGATCAATTATTCCAAAAGGCTGTAATGGATATTATGGCTAAAGAGCTTTATAAAACATTGAATAGTAATGACGAAAAGTAATAAGTCATATACGGAAAGGAGGCTTCAATGAATTGTAAAACACTAGCTGAATATGTACTAGTTAATCATGGCGATGTCATTGAGGCTTCTCTTATTCAATATTTTAAAGAAAATAATTTATATGCTACATCAGAAGAATATGCTGATCCAGAAAAATATAAGCTTAGTATTAACATAAGTGTTGAAGATTTTAAACAGGCATACTTCAAAGCACCAGGAAATTTAATTGATTTTGATATTCAGTTAGATTGCATTATTGAAGTAACTGACTTAGTCGGTAACGAATTGGAAACTAATTTGTTTTCAGATTATTATACCTTATCTTTAGAGGTAGAACTAAATGAAGGACTCCATAATCTGACTGTAAAAAGTGTTAGATATGGTGCTCATATACGAGAGTTTGATTTTGATACATCATTATCAGAATTCTTAACCCCATATATCAGAGCTAAGGATTATGAAAAATATGCTCATGAATTTCTGGAAACTTACTTTCCTGAAGCATTAGATAAGCCTACGTTCGTTAATCCTATAAAAGTGTTAGACAGGATGGGATTGCACGTAATGTTTGCAAATCTTGGTGAAGGAATTGATGGTAAAATTATATTTGCAAATGAAGTCGCTGAAGTTCTTCATCCATCAAAAAGAAAATTCATCAAAATGACAGTAGAAAAAGGAACAATTCTCATCAATTTATTAGTTGTTGATAAAGGAAGAGGATGCCTTAATAATACAGTGATTCATGAGTGTATACATTGGTGGATTCATAAAAAATATTTTGAACTTCAAATGTTATTAAATCCAAACGATCCGAGTTCAAGATATTATATCGATGAAATGGAAATGCCAGATAAAAAGAAATTTGTTAATAAGTATTACATGGAACTTCAAGCACGTTCAATATCACCAATCGTTCTTATGCCTAGAGATACAGCTTGTGATTATTATGAGACAATATTATCACAACTTGAGAACAGAAAAAGTTATCATAGTAAAACTAAAACATTCTTATATGCATTGTATAAATTTGCAGAGATGTTTGGAGCTTCAACATCATGTGCTAGAATAAGACTTGAAAACTTAGGATATACCGAGGTTTCTTTTTCGAGTAAAATAGGTAATGAACTAAAGATTAGACCATTTAAAAGTAGTGTAAGGTTAGATTTAGGTCAGACATATATTTTAGAGTTCGCTGAAGCGGTAAAAGCATTTAGTAAAAATCAAAATGTTAAGCTTGCATTGGCGCAAGGTAAGATATTATATGTTGATGGTTTATTTGTTATAAATGACGAAAAGTATGTCAAATTTTATAAGAAAGCCAAACCAAGACTTACAGAATTAGCATTATCTGATGTATCTAAGTGTTGTATTTTATTTGATACTAAAAAAGAAGGAGTATCAATCCAATTTGATCCTAAAACATTCAATTTTTTAACATTCTGTAGTGGTGGTTCAAAGACACAATATGTTACTAATCCTTCTATTTCTAATAGTGTTAGAACAAGTGAATTGTTAGATTTGAAAAGATCTAGTCTTCACCAAAAAGAAGAAATTGAAGAAGCAAGGTACTTTGTTAGTAAAATGAATCAATATGATAAATTTTCTGAAAAACTAGATTGTCTTCTTGGAAATGAATGTATGGGATTTAAATCCGATAGAGGAATAGGCTCTAAATGTAATATTGATGGAAAGACAATAACGGCATATAGAAGCGGTGCATCAAGACCAGACGAAAAAAAGTTATTAGCAATATGTGCTGGTTTGCAGTTACATCCTTTGGTGTCAGGGCATTTATTTAAAGCCAATAGAATGGATATCTATGCTGTAAGTGAAGAACCGTTTCCATTTTATTTTCATCTTATGACAACATGCTATAATACAGATTTAGAAACCTGGAATGAGTTAATAAAAGAAGCATATCCAGATCATCAAGAATATATTTTATAAAATTTTTGCGGAAGTTATTCCGCATTTTTTTATTTTTATAATAAGTTCTAATGCTTATATCTTTCTAAAAAGGTATTGGTATGGAGTTTTTTTCTTTTTAGTCATAGAAAATAGTGCGGAATTGACTCCGAATACAAAAAATTGAGTTTGCTACAATATAATCAGAAAGTTGAATGCAACTTCATTTATCGATGACGGAAAGACCATGTGAAGTGCTCATTAACAGCAGCGTAATTAACTGTCAGCAAATGTTAATTAGCATGGAACAACAAATATATGACAATTAGAAAGCACAATGATTTATTTGCTGGAATTATCTGTGTCAATCAGGGAGTAATCCCATGGCTGGCCAATGAATCATGTGTCATGGGATTTGTACTCTGGTGGAAAGACAACAGATGGCAAATTCATTATTTAATAACTGGCCTAAGGTTAGGTATATTAAGGAAGCACCAAAGGATTATGATCCTAGTGCACCACTTAATTATTCAACGTGGTCTCCAGATAGACCTTATTTCGTGACGCTTGAAGGCGGTAAAGTTTCTCTTTATGTTGATAGACAAATGCTAAAAGACATTATGAGGGATTATGAGGCTGATTTAAAGCGTGTAGTTCGTGAACAGAAGTGTACTTATTATAAAGATGGTAGATTCTGTAGATGTAATAAGGATTGTACTGATCCAAAACAGTGCGAACTATACTTAATGGGCTATAAGGACCTAATTAAATCTTATGGTGGTAGTTTCTCTGTAGATTCATTAAACGATGATGAAGATAAAGAAGACGACGACCGCTTATATGAACTTCCTGATGAAGATTATGCTAATCCACTAGATAAGATGATTAAAGAGGAAAGATCCTCAATCATACGTGGTGCAATTAAATCTTTAGAAGAAAAATATCAGAAGGTAATTCAATACACTTATTATGAAAATTTGAATCCTACTGACATTGAGAGAAAATATAAGATTGCAAGAAAAACCGTAACTGATAGGCTAGAAAAAGCAAAAAAGTTAGTCAGAGAAATATTAGAAAACTATGAAGAATTTAAAAATAAATAAAAAGTTTCATAAAATTCCGCCGTTTTGCCTCCTAGCTGTCCATTAACAGGTGAGGAGGCTTAATGGCTTTCTTTGTAAAGGAGTGATATTTCAAATGATAAAATTCGATGTTTATCAAACGGATAGCATAGGTAAAGCATCCAATTGCTATCACAAAAACCATATTGAAGTTGTAGATGAGTCTACACTCACAAAGGCTGTTTCTAAAGATTTCGTTACTGCAAAATATAAAGATAATTATAGAAGTAGCGATAACTTCATATCTGCAAATGCTCTGCCTATGGATATAGATAATGACCATACAGATGTAGAAGCTGATTTTATAACTTTAGATGATATAAAGGATTTCTTTAAAGATACGTGTATTTGTATTCAGTATTCTAGAAATCATATGAAGACAAAGGGCAAAAAAGGTCCAAGACCAAAGTTCCATCTTATATTTCCATTAAAAGATGAAATCAAAGATAAGGATGCGTATGTCCAGATAAGAAAAGATATCAATAATATATTTCCTTTCTTTGATACGAATACGCTTGATGCAGCTAGATGTTTATTTGGAACTGATCCAGCAGAAGTTGAAATCATAGAAGGTACAAAAGATATTGTTGAATTCTTAAAAGATTATAATGAATTTCTAGATTTAGGTAGTTCATCAATACCTGAGGTAATTAGTGAAGGTAACAGAAATGCTACCATGTCCAAGATAGCTGCTAAGCTCTTAGTTAGATATGGTAACTCTGAAGAGGCTAAGAACAAGTTCTTAGAAGCGTCAGATAAGTGTAATCCTAGACTACCCCAGTCTGAACTTAAAACTATCTGGCATTCAGCTTTAAAGTTTTATAAGAAGGTTCAAGCTAATCCTAATTATAAAGCACCGGAAGATTATAAAAAAGCGAACCAATGGAAGAGTAAACTTTTAAGAGATGAAAAGACAGGCGTGATTATTAGATGTGGCATCAACTTATCATTGATCTTAAATAATGATCTTGCTTTAAGAAACTTCGCTTATAACGAACTTGCACATATGGTTGAGGTTACAGGAAAACTTCCGTGGGATAGACCTGCTGGTTCACGTTATTGGCGTGAGGCTGATACAGCACAACTTAAAGCATATCTTGATTCTAATTATTGTGCATTTACTATGAATGATTTAAATGTATATTTCACAAAGATAGCTGATGATAGACACTTTCATCCTATAAGAGTTTATTTAGATAATCTACCTAAGTGGGATGGCCTAAAACGTGTTGAAGATTTATTCATCAAATATTTAATGGCAGATGATAATGCCTACGTTAGAAGTGTAACAAAAAAGGCATTTGTTGCTGCTGTTTCAAGAATTTATAATCCTGGCCAGAAATTCGACTCAATTATAGTTTTAGATGGTGTACAAGGAATAGGTAAATCTACGATTTTAAAGGATTTAGTTACATCGGAGTATTATTCAGACGCTTTATCTTTAACTGATATGGACTCAAAAGATGGTGCGGAAAAGTTACAAGGGTTCTGGATAATCGAGATCGGAGAGCTGGCAGGCATGAAAAAGGCGGATATTGAAAAGGTAAAAGCCTTTATAACTACGTCTGATGATAAGTACCGTCCATCTTACGGTAGAGTGGTAGAAAGCCATCCAAGACAATGTATCATCATCGCAACTGTTAATGGTGAAAGAGGATATCTTCGTGATATTACAGGTAACAGAAGATTCTGGATTATTAAACTTCATCAAACAGAACAAATCCATAAATGGGTATTTGATGATGAGTTTAGAAAACAATTCTGGGCTGAGGTTAAATTCTATTATGAACAGGGCGAGAAGTTGTATCTTGAGGGTGCAATTTTAGCAGACTCTGAAAAAGCACAAAAGGATGCAATGGAAAAAGATGAACGTCAAGGAATGATAGAAGAATACTTAAATACACCATTACCAGATGATTGGGATTCTATGGATTTATATGCAAGAAGGAATTATCTATCTGGTGATATTACATCACCAAAAGGAACTGTTAAAAGAACATCAGTGTCTAACGCAGAGATTTGGTGTGAGTGCTTTTGTAAGAATATGTCAGATTTAAAGTCATCAGATAGTTATCAGATAGCTGCCATTATGGCTCAAATTGATGGATGGGAGAGGACTACAACCAATAAAAGAATATCTATTTATGGGCGTCAACGTCTATATAAGAAGATATAAAAGGTTGGAACAAGTACACAAGTGGAACAACTTTTTCTATAGAGTATATTTTTGAATATATGTATATATAAGCGTATATAGGGTATATAGAAAATCTTGTTCCCGTTGTTCACTTGTTCACGGTTAAAAAATGTATGGCAGAAGAAAGAAATATAGAAAAAATATTAGTTGATGAGACTAAAAATCGTGGTGGATTAGCTTTAAAGCTAATAAGTCCAGGGTTTTCTGGTATTCCAGATAGATTAGTTTTAATTGCGATGGGGCATATAGGCTTTGTTGAGGTTAAGGCTAAAGGTAAAAAGCCTCGTCGTCTTCAAATAAAACGTCATGAAAAATTAAGGTCTTTAGGATTTAAGACTTATGTACTTGATGACGTATCAAAGATAGGAGAGATATTAGATGATATACAATCCACATAATTATCAAAGTTATGCAATTAATTTTATAGATAATAAAGAAATAGCAGCCTTACTTTTAGATATGGGACTTGGTAAAACCTCAATAACATTAACATCAATAAATGATTTGATGTTTGATTATTTTGATGTTTCAAAGGTTTTAGTTATTGCACCATTAAGAGTAGCAATATCTACTTGGCCTGAGGAAATAAAGAAGTGGGACCATTTAAAAGATTTAGAAATATCTGTAGTTGTGGGTGACCTTAAAACCAGAAAGGCCGCCTTAGCTAAAAGAGCAGATATCTATATTATCAATCGTGAGAATATCCAATGGTTAATTGAATCATCAGGTTATAAGTTTGATTTTGATATGGTTATCATTGATGAGCTTTCAAGTTTTAAATCATGGAAGTCAAAGAGATTTCAATCTTTAATGAAGGTGCGTCCTAGAATTAAAAGAATTGTAGGTTTAACAGGAACTCCAGCTTCAAATGGTTTGATGGATTTATTCGCAGAATATAAAGTCCTAGATATGGGTGCAAGACTAGGAAAGTTTATAGGCGGTTATAGGAATGAGTATTTTGTACCTGATAAACGTAATGGTGAAATTATATATTCTTATAAACCAAGAGTTGGTGCGGATAAGTTAATCTATAAAAAGGTATCGGATATAACAATTTCTATGAAGGCAGAAGATCATCTTCATATGCCTGATTTAGTATCAACTGAATATAAAGTTTATTTGGATGATAAGGAAATGAAGGTTTATAACGAATTAGAGAATGAGCTTGCTATAGATTTTAAATCTGGTGAGGTAACAGCAGGTTCAGCAGGAGTCCTATGTGGTAAGTTATCTCAAATGGCAAATGGTGCGATTTATCTTGATGATGGAATCGTGAATGAATTTCATCAAAAGAAGTTGGATGCACTTGAAGATATTATTGAAGCCGCAAATGGTAAGCCACTTTTAGTAGCTTATTGGTATCGTCACGACCTAGATAGAATTAAGGAGAGACTAAATTCCATAAAGGTAGATTTTAAAGAAATAGATACTGATAAAACTATCAAAGAATGGAATGAAGGTAAAATACCTGTTGGTTTAATTCATCCAGCATCAGCTGGGCATGGACTTAATCTCCAAGCAGGTGGTTCGACATTAGTCTGGTTTGGCCTAACGTGGAGCTTAGAGCTATACCAACAAACTGTAGCACGTCTTTATAGACAAGGACAAAAGGATAAAACAGTAGTAGTTATTCATATTATTACTGATGGCACAATTGATGAAAACGTCATGAGAGCTTTAAAGAATAAAGACATGACTCAAAGAGCATTAATTGATGCGGTCAAAGCAAGGATAGGAGGGATTAAATAATGACAGCAAAAGAATATTTATGTAGATATCATAATATCTTAGAAGGAATAAAAGTGAAGAAGCAATACATAGAATTCTGCAAAGAACGTGAATCATCTATTTCATGTCCTTCCTATGATCCTATGCCTAAAAGTCCTAATAGGGATACTGAGGCACCTTTTGTTAAATGGATGATTAAAAGGAAAACAGCAGAGGATGAACTAAAAGAACTTGTAAAGAAATCTAACCTGATAAAGCAAGAAACAGAAAAAACAATCATGGCGTTAAACGATGAATCATATGAAATGATTTTAGTGATGCGCTACTTAGATTGGATGACTTGGGAGGATATTGCGGATAAGCTTTATTGCAGTGCTGCGACTATAAAGAGGAAGCATGAAAAAGCGCTAGAACTGTTGATTTTTAACACTTGACAAAAATGATGCTGGGGGGGGGGTAAAATTTAATTAGATAGAATCGATTGAAAAGAATAGGACGGTGAATTATATGAGGAAAAAAACTTTATCATTTGCGATGATGGTTGTAGTGTTCCTTTGTGTTTTTTGTCTAACAAGCTGCGGTTGTAAACATGAAAATTTAGAGTTTGTTTCAGATACATCAACTTGTGAAACTGCCGGAAAGATAACTTATCATTGTAAAGATTGTGACAAGGATGTTGTAAAGGATGGTAAGGCATTAGGACATAATCACGTTATTGAAATTAGTAATACGGCTACGTGTACAGAAGGAGGAACTAAGACTTTAAAATGTAGTAGATGTTCTTCAGTAAAAACAGAGCAATCAACTAGATTAGGACATGACTATGGTGATGGAATAAAATGTATTAGATGCGGTAGTGTACAATATGGTTATGAAGAATTTACTATTAGTTATAGCAGTGGTGTTTATAGAGCAAAGACTGGTACAAAAACTTTTTATGATTCTAATATGAGAGAAAAAGCAGCTGGTGGTCTTGCATTAATATTTAATGAAAATTCAAGCACTGTCACATTTAGTGTTTCTGCAACAACCACTGGTTATGCGCTATTTAAAGTGGAATTATACGATAACTCAGGAAAAATGATAGGAAGTTCAATGATATATATTTTAAACTTTGGTGGTGAATCAAAGACAATAGATCTTGCTAGCCCAGCTAAGAACGGTGATGTTTTCTATTGGAAGTATAGTGTAGCATAAAAATTGAGCTGGTGTGAGCTGGTCTGAACTGTTGTGAACGGTCAACTCCTATGATATGATATAATTAGGCAAAGCCATAAAGAGATTTCAAGAAATTGAGGTCTCTTTTTATTTTATAAAAAGGATTTGATATAGATGAGTTCAAAAAGGGATATCTGGGAGGTATGGGACGATACAGGACAGCTTGAAAGTGTAAAAGCATTTATTAAAGATTGTTCTAGAAAATTGATAACCCAGGCTGAGATGTGTAAATATCTCAATATTGATACAGCTACTTTTAGCAGATTAAAGAAAAAGCATCCAGAGATAGCTGAAATTCAAGAGAATGCAAAGCTAGATTTAAAAAAGGATTTGATGGATGCATTATACAAAAAAGCAATTGGTTATGAAATTGTTGAAGAGGATCAGTACATTGAAGATCGTGGTGCTGGTAAAGAACAAAAACGAAAAATACATAGAATTAAGAAACAGGTCGGACCTGACTATAAAGCTATTGTTTATTTATTAACTAAACATTTCGGACATGAATATATTGAAAGATATGATGAGTTCTTAGTGGTTTCAAAATTGAAACAAGCACAAGAAGAGGACTGGAATAAAGAACAAAGCGAGGAGGAAGAAGATGAATAATGTATTAAGAAAAGAAATAAATGGAACTTGGACTGAGTTTAGATTTCCAGAAAAGTCTAGATTCTTCCTAGTAAAGAATTTAAGTGATGATGACTGTTTAGTGGCATTTGACTCAAATACTGATGAGGACAAATGCTTTTTAATTTCAGCTGGTATTGGTGAAGAAGTCTCTAAAAGTTTTAGAAAGGTTGAAAGCCAAGATTTTTATACTGATAAGATTTATGTTAAGGGTTCAGGAACTATTGAAGTTCAAGCCTTAGATATTTAGGAGGTTCATATGGGTAATTCATTTGTAGTTAGACAAATGTCAAGTGGTGGAGGAAATACTAATGTTGGATGGATTGATGTTCCAGATAATACTAGAATCGTACTTGATGTTGCAAAATTAAAAAAAGTTTTACAAAATGTGGGAGCTGATATTGATACGGAATTTGAACTTGATTATGATAATGGCATTTTATTAGCAGCTGCTGTATATAATTCACATGATATGCTTTATTCAAGTAATCCACTTAATATATCTTTTTGGCCTGATAGCTGTTGGGATGCAGGCTTTTATAGTAGATTATCTGTTGGAAATTTTGGCTATGAGAATCCTGAGATTGAAAAGCCTGATATTATTACTTTTGGTAATATCTTGGATGCACTTACAGAAGCCGGTGTTGAACTTAGTGTTGACGTGACTTGGGAAAATGTTAAATTAAAATTATGTCCTATCATTGCAATTCAGGAATCATCAAATGAGGTCGCATCATTCTATAATATCTCACTAAGCGACTTTAAATCATTTATTAAATTTAGGGAGATTGAATAGCTATGGATTTAAAGATTTTTATTCGTACAACAGGTGAGAGAAAACTTGATAAATCCATTGATAGAGAGCTAAACGGAAACTATACATTATTAGTTGATAAAGAACATAAACCAATCGAGTCATTTATTAATCAATTAAGAATCATATCTGATTATGATTCCATTTTATTGGAGGATGATGTGATCCTATGCAAAGATTTTTTAAAGGAAGCAACAAAGGTAATATCGAAGTGGAAAGGATTAATCATTAATTTCTTTACAAACCCACATAAGTATTTCACTACCTACTTAGGCTTAGGATGTTTCACATATAATCAATGTACTTTTTATCCTAAGGGAGTGGCAAAAGAAATAGCTGATATAGCTGACAAAATAAAAAGGCCATACAATCAGTATGACAGTTTGGTTAATTTAGCTATGCATGAATTAGATTTATATCATGTGAAATATAGACCTTGTTTAGTTCAGCATATTGATAATGGAACATTAATCCAGAAGAGTAATCTTAATAATCGTAGATGTATTTGGTTTAAAGATTATTTGGATGAATTAGGAATGGATATTAACAAGGCCTATACAAAAGAAAATCAGGAAAAGCTGAGAGAATTATTAGATAAAGATTTCAAAGAAAGGATGAACTAAATGGACAATAAATTAAACATAGTTTATAAGAAAATTAGTGAACTTAAAGAATATGAAAATAATCCAAGGAAAAATGATAAGGCAGTAGATGCTGTTGCAAATTCAATAAAATCCTTTGGATTCAAGGTTCCTGTTATTATTGAACCCGACGGAACAATTGTGGCAGGACATACAAGAGTTAAGGCTTCAAAGAAACTAGGACTTGATGAGGTTCCATGTATCATTGCATCTGATTTATCACCAGATCAATTAAAAGCATTTAGAATTGCAGATAATAAAACTGCTGAACTAGCTGATTGGGATATGGATTTGTTAGTTGAAGAATTAAAGGGCATCGAGATGGATATGGAGCAGTTTGGATTTGATGACTTAGAGAAATTATTGGATAGAGATGTTCTTGAAGATGAATTTGAAGAAGAACTACCAGAAGTTGCATATTCAAAGAAGGGCGATATTTTTGTTTTTGGTAAGCATAGACTTATGTGTGGTGACTCTACAAAATCAGAGGATGTAGAGAAATTAAGAGATGGTGCCTTAATGGATATGGTCTTCACTGATCCACCATACAACGTAGATTATGAAGGTCAAGATGGAATGAAGATTCAAAATGATAAACAATCTGATGAAGACTTTTATAATTTCTTATTATCTGCCTTTAAGAATATGTATGATTCTTTAAAACCAGGCGGACCAATTTATGTATGCCATGCAGACTCAGAAGGAGTAAATTTCCGTAATGCATTTAAAAATGCAGGGTTTAAATTAGCTGAATGTTTAATCTGGGTTAAAAATTCATTAGTCTTAGGAAGACAAGATTACCATTGGAGACATGAACCAATTTTATACGGCTGGAAGGAAGGCTCAAGTCATTATTTTATTAATGATAGAAGCCAAGACACTGTATGGGAATACAATAAACCAAAGATTAATGATCTACACCCTACTATGAAGCCGCTGGAATTGGTGGGGCGTGCCGTGAAGAACTCATCAAAGCCTGGTGAAAAGGTATTAGATTTATTTGGCGGTTCAGGTTCAACAATGATTGCAGCTGAACAAATCGGTAGAGTAGCATATCTTATGGAACTTGATGAGAAATATACAGATGTAATTGTTAAACGAATGATTCGTTTTATTCAAACTTATGATAATTGCTATCTAATTAGGGATGGTGTAAAAACTCCTCTAAAGGATATACCAGAATACAGAGTTCTAGACCAGGACAGTTTCTTGGAATAAATCAATGAGGCAATTTTCAAAAATATAGAAAGGAATAATAATTTTTTATGTCAAAATTAGTAACATGTGAACAAGTATTTAGAGGACATCCAGATAAGATTTGTGACCAAATCAGTGATGCTATTTTGGATGCTTGTTTAAAGGATGATAAAAAGAGTAGAGTAGCAGTTGAAACTGCAATTAAGAATAACCAAGTATGGGTATTTGGTGAGGTTACAACCAACGCCAATTTAGACTTTGGTAATATTGTAAGAAGAGTGCTTCATGATATTGGTTATAATGAAAAAGAATTCACTACTTGGATTACAATTTCAAAACAATCAAACGATATAGCAGTTGGTGTTGATAAAGATGGTGCAGGAGATCAAGGAATGATGTATGGATATGCAGAAAAAGCAGAACTTGATATGCCAGCACCTTTTGTTTTAGCGACTAAAATAGCTAAACGTTGTGAGGAATTAAGAAAAGGTGAATATAAAGGAGTTTTACTACCTGATGGAAAATGCCAAGTTACAGCTAAATATAGTGAATCAAATAAGTTCTTAGGAATTGATACTATTGTTGTATCAACTCAAACAGCAGTAGGTGTACCTATTGAAAGAGTAAGAGATATTATTGAAGCAGATGTTTTAAAGCCTTTAGTTGGTAACCTTGATGGAATTAAGATATTAATTAATCCTACAGGTGTATTTAATATTGGTGGACCATATGCAGATGCAGGGTTAACAGGACGTAAGATTATCTGTGATACTTATGGAGGTGTAGCACATCATGGTGGCGGAGCCTTTTCTGGTAAAGATCCATCTAAGGTTGATAGAAGTGCTGCATATTATACACG